GGGGGGCGTTAAGACTCTAGTTGAGTCGGATTAAGGCTCTGCGTGCCATGGCTCTAACGGGGGGCGGGGCCCCCCTGCCGAAGGGCTTCCCCCATAAGGGCTTCGCGCGCTGCGCCAGATATAACTTATACATACATCTTAGAATTGAGGAACCAATTTGTGTCCATACGGACCTGGTTGTCCGAGTCTGCTCCGAAACCGCCGACGTGTGTTACCACGTACCAGCGGTCTAGGGGCATGACATCTGCCTCTTGCATAGCTCGGACACCTCCTTGAGGTACTTTGAATTCGTTGCCCATGGTCTGGAACATACGAACTCGTTTGAGGGCGTCAGCGGTGTTGGTGACCGGGATATCTGTGTCTCCTACATCGTCAGCTGTTTCTTGGACGATGTTAGCGAGCGTAAACTCCCTGTACTGCTTGATATCGAAAGCAGCAGGGTTGAATTTGACCATTGTCTCGAGACCACCGCCAGTAGTGGTCTTGTAGATATACTTATCATCTAGTGCGTTGAAGCCGGCACTATTCATCTGGTTAGAGGCTTGGAGCGTCTCCATTGCGGTTTCCTTTTTGAGCTTGAGTAGCCATACGCGCACGATACGAGGCGTAAGGGCCGTAAGGCTGTCCTTGGGACTGAATACGAACTGGAGGTCGGCTGAGGTGACCTTCATCTTGTTGGGCGTAAAGGCAGCGTTTTCCCCTGTTAAGACCCAGGACTGGAAGATTGCGTTCCAGCTCCCTGGTTTGATGAGACAAGAGACGTTGAACTGTCCATCGGGTAGGGGCAACCCTGTAGCTCCTGCTGCGTTCTCGGGAACTGTTGAAAATTGGGCGTACTGCGTGCTCTCTTTATCGAGTTGAGTGACGCGGCGCTCGAGGGAGGCAATTTGTCTCGACTGAGCGCGCGCACCTTTTCTGCGTTTGATGTAACGCAACCGCGAAGGGCGGCGAGAACGGCGACGATAATTTCTGCGACTTCCACGGCGACGGTAAGGCATCTTTGCATTTACGCTTACCTGCAGAAATTTTTTTTGTTTGTGCCGAAAACCAGTTCCACCTCCGTCCCCGCGCTCTGCGCGACTCCTACGGCTCCTTTTCGGTTTTGGCGTTGAGGAACATTTTCCTCCCCAAGGGGGACCCCACCTTCACTTTTTTTTCACATGTGTGAAATCGGGTGTGACCGAAGTGACGGGTAATAATAGCCGTCACATCATGTCGAAGTCATTTGTGTTCACTATCAACAATCCCACCGAGGAAGAGATTTTGACAGTCAAGGGCCTCCCTTGCCAGCGAATTTGCGCTGAGCTCGAGAAGGGCAAGGAGGGCACTCCTCACGTCCAAGGGGCCGTGGTGTTTAAGAATACCAAGCGAGTTGGCGGCGTTTGTAAGCTCCTAGGCGGTAGGGCATGGGTTGCCAAGATGCGTGGTACCTGGGCTGACCAGGAGTACTGCACGAAGGACAACGAGGTGATCATCGTGGCTGACTACACCATACAAGGCATGAAAACAGACCTTCTAAGTTTCAAGGAAGACGTCAAGCGCGGGGCGGACGACGCGTTCCTCATAGACAACCACCTAGCTACGATTGCTAAGTATCCAAGGTTCGAGAACCGGCTCAAGGAGCACTATGCTCGCGAAAGGTCCAGGGGCTTCCGCAAGATCGAGGTTATTGTTCATTGGGGCGATGCCGGTACTGGGAAAACTAGAGGACCCATGGAAGAAGGGGCCTTCAAGTTTACGGACTATGACGACCACTGGTGGGACGGATACCAGGGTGAAAAGGTCCTACTCCTAGACGACTTTTACGGGGGCGTTAAGTGGTGCACGTTACTGCACTGGCTTGATGGCTACCAAGTGCGCCTCAAGATAAAGGGAGGGCATACATATGCTCAGTGGACTAAGGTATACATCACCAGCAACAAGCGCTGGGATGACTGGTACAATCGTGATGACCAGAGTGCGCTCGAAAGGCGCATCACGAAAGTTGTGCACTACGTGAAATTTGAGGGGGGCGTTAAGACTCTAGTTGAGTCGGATTAAGGCTCTGCGTGCCATGGCTC